AGGGCAACACCACCCACTGGGCCGCCATCGTCAGCGCCAACGAATACTCGGGTTCGGTGCCGGTCTATCAGGACGTCCGCCACGCGGCCTTCATCCTGGGCGCCATTGCGTCGCTCGATTTCGAACGCACCAACGGCCGCGCCACGCTGGCCTTCAAGGGCCAGTCGGGCCTCGCGTTCTCCGTGACCGACGCCACGACCGCGCAGACGCTGATCGACAACGGCTACAACTTCTACGGCGATTACGCGACCAGCAACGATCGCTTCCGGTTCCTGTACCCGGGCCAGATCAGCGGCAACTGGAAGTGGGTCGACACCTACGTCAACCAGATCTGGCTGAACGCGGCCTTCCAGCAGGCGCTGATGTCGCTGCTGACCCAGGTGAATTCGGTGCCCTACAACCTGGACGGCTACACGCTGATCGACGCGGCCTGCCTGGACCCGATCAATGCCGCGGTCAACTTCGGCGCCATCCGCGCCGGCGTGACGCTGTCGAGCCAGCAGAAGGCGCAGGTCAACAACATGGCGGGCGTCGATATCTCGGACACGCTGCAGAGCCGCGGCTGGTACCTGCAGATCAAGGACGCCACCCCGCAGGTGCGCGAAGCGCGCGGCACGCCGCCCATGACGTTCTGGTACATGGACGGCGGTTCCGTCCAAAACATCACCCTGGCCTCGCTGGCCATTCTTTAAGGATTCAACATGGCGACTTTGACCAGTGCCAATTCCGTTCTGATGCTTGCAGTGGGCGGGATTTTTCCGGTGCCGCAGAAGATCGAGGGCTATGCTTCGGACAGCTCCTTCGCTTTCACGGCCAGCAAGCCCGCCACGGTGAGCATGGGCGTGGACGGCCGCTTGTCGGCCAGCTACGTGCCGAGCACCTGCGTCCAGACCATCACGATTCAGCCCGACTCTCCGTCGATGCGCGTCTTCGAGATCTGGATGATGGCCACCGAAACGGCCCGCGAGATCTTCTACGCGAACGGGACGCTCAGCATTCCGTCCATCGACCGGAAGTACACGCTGACGCGTGGCGTGCTGACGCAGATTCCTCCGGCGCCGACCGCCACGACTGTCCTTCAGTCCATGGCGTTTCAGATCACCTGGCAAAGCGTCTCCCCGGCGCTGGTGTGACATGGCAAGAAAGCAGATCGCCGTGACCATCGGCGCCGACGGACGCGACAAGGGGAAGGTGTTCATCCTGACGGAGCTTTCCGCCTACGAGGCGGAAGAATGGGGCGGGCGCGCCCTGTTCGCGCTCATGAACGCCGGCGTGGACATTCCGGACAACCTCGCCGAGGCGGGATTGGCCGGCGTGGCGGCCATGGGCATGAAGGCTATCGCCAAGCTGCCCTTCGACGCCGCGAAACCGCTGCTGGACAAGATGATGGACTGTGTGCAGGTCCAGCCGAGTCCCGATGTGACGCGACAGCTTGTCGCGACCGATATCGAGGAAGTGGCGACCCTGCTCACGCTGCGCAAGAAAATCCTGGGCCTGCACCTGGATTTTTTTACGGCCGCCACGCCATCGACTTCGGGCTCCAGGTCTCAAGTGGCGGCCCGCGCTTGATCCACTACGCCAACATTCCGCGCAATGTTGGCGTGGTGATCTCCCGGAACCCGGCGCTGCTGCGCGACCTGCAAACGGTCTATGGCGCCGAGGACCTGTACAACCTGCTTGAGGTGATTGCGGTGGACGCACACAACAGGCGCGTCCTATCTGAACCGAGGTAATTGCATGGCTACCATCATCGATGCCATGGCCGCCACGCTTGGAGCAAGTACCAAGCATTCCGCGCGAGAGGCGGCCATGATCTGGCAGGCGCTTTCGCGGATGGCCGAGGAATGGAACCGTGCCGTGCGGTCCGTGGGGGAGGGGGCGGGCGAGGCGGCAGCGTTGCTCGTCAAGCTGCGCGCCGATGCGCTGGCGTTGTTGGGAGATGCTGCTGAGGGTCTTGGACTGCATGACGTTGTGCGCAGCATCTTCGCCGCCGCGATGGACCTTGAACAGGTGGAGCAGGCAGTCGCCAAGCCGTTGCATGGTCGACGGATGGAGGAGGAGCTCGCTTCCGGCGCCATGCAGAGACCTGCCAATGCGGGCAAGGGGGGCGGCGGCACTGCCCCGGTGACGGCGCCGTCGTTTCTCGCAGGTGCGGACCAGCCAGAGGGCGTTCGGGCTGAGCGGGTCGTGCCGGACGTGGCCAGCCCGGTTGGAGCGTTTGGCCGTCTCACGGAGCGCCATGCCGCGCCGCCCGAGGATGGGTGGCGGAACGCGCTGCTGGCGTTGGGGTCGCTCAAAGTGCTGTCTTCAACGGAATCGCTGTCCGGCCTGGTGGTTGCCTTGAGCGGGATTGCTGCCTCCTTCGACGATGTCGATGGCGACGCAATCGGTGTAGACATTCCCTTCGCGGATGGACGCTCGGCGGCGGGAATTGCCTTGCAGGTGCATCGCAAGAAACAAGCATCCTTCGAACCTTTAAGTCGAGCGGGCGCGGAAGCTCCGGCGGTGATCGTTCAGGCGCGTGTGAATGCCTTCTCCGAGGCCGGAATGCCGGACGGCGAAAGCAATGCTGATGCCGCCCAGGCATGGAGTGCTGCGCGCGTGGTTGATTTCGAGCGTGCATTTGGCATCGGCTTGCATCAGTCGACACCGGAGCAGCGGTTGGCGTTTGCCGACTGGAAGTCACATTCCCGAAGGCCCGCTATGCAGGATAAGCCGGCCGATACCAGGACGCCGCAGCTGATCGAGGTTGCGATGAACCGATATCTCGGGATCGAGCAGTCCGCGGATGCCGAAGTTGTGGGGCATCAAGGCGCGGCGTCGGTTGGCGCCGCTCTGCAGGTCCGTTCCCGTGACGATGGCGCGCAAAGCGGCGTGGCAGCAGCGTTCATCGCCTTGGCCGCACAAGGCAGCGCAGCAGTCGGGCAAACGGGTACAGCACCCGCCAGCAGTTCGTCAGAAACCCACATCCACGGCGCCATCACGCTCGTGACCCAGGCCATGGACGGCCCCGCGATTGCACGCGAGCTTGCGGGCCTGGGGCGTAGCCAGAGTCTTATTCAACAAGGCAATTCGGGGATCTTCTAATGCCATTCATTGCTTCTCCTGATGTTCCGGCATCGCCGGGGGTACCCACGATCTTCCGCGAGCCAGACGCTTCTTCGCCCTCTGGACCGCCGAAGCTCAAGCTTCCGGAGTCGTGGTTCGATCCTCCCCGGTGGGGACTGTATACCTGGGATGGGACGCCAGTTCTGGTCTTCGATACGTTTCTGGGGATCAACTTCGTGCATGGGGGCACTGTGTCCACCGTTCCGACCGAGAAGCAAAAGATGCTCGTTGTTGACAAAGTCGAGAGCGCCTACCAGGCGACCATCAAGCTGGCTCATACCGGTCACAAGGCGTCGCGCACCGCCATGCTTTCTGACCTGGAAAGGATTGTGCTCGGCACCGAACTGTACGACGTGGTAACTCCAGAGTTCACCTATCCCTCGGTCAATCCTGTGAGGTACACGTATGACAGGGGGGAAAAAAACGGAGCTACGCAGCTAGTGGTCGAGTTGACGCTGCTCCAGGTCAGGCGAGTGAAGCCTGAGGAAGCGTCAAAAGCGAAGGACGCCAGCGGCGCGAATACGCAGAATAACGGCCAGACGCAACCAACCGACATGGGCTCGGCGCCACCAGCTGGCGAGAAGGGCAAAGAACCGCCGGATCCCGTCCAATGAAGAAGATCCCCCTACAACCGGTCCCCTCGCAGACGCTCAGCGTGGTGTTGTCCGGCCAGAACTGCCAGATCGCCGTCTACCAGAAGTCGACGGGTCTCTACCTCGACCTGGACGTCGACAATGCGCCGATCGTCTCCACGGCCCTTTGCCACGACCGTGTGCGTCTGGTGCGGTCTGTCTATCTGGGCTTCGTCGGAGACTTGGCGTTCGTGGACACCCTGGGGCACGCCGATCCGCAGTATGAACAGCTGGGGTCGCGTTTCGTCCTGGCCTATCTGGAGCCGCTCGAACTATGACTTTCTCCAAGCGCCGGATCGACGTGACGATCAGCCTGGGCAAAGGGAAGCTCGGCAACGAGCAAGGCCCGGACGTGACCCTCAGCGGTCGTTGCGTGTCCGCGGAAATACCCGTTCACGCGGCGGGCGACCGGATGCAGCTGCTTTTGCAGATCTACGGACTGGATCAGGAAATGATGAACCGGCTGACGACGATCGGGCCGATCATGGACGAGCGACGCGAGATGAACCGGGTCAGTGTCCATGCCGGCAGCGACGTGGACCCTCCATCCCTGGCTTACGAAGGCGACATCATCAAGGCGTGGGCCGACTACGACAAGGCGCCGGACAGCGTGTTGACCGTCATGGCGCAGGTGGCAGGGGCCAAAGAGGTAAAGCCTGCCCGGCCCAGATCCTATCCCGGCGCTGCGCCAGCCCAGGAGGTCATGCGCGAAATCGCCACCTCAATGGGCTATGTCTGCGAAAGAACCGGCAAGGACATCGTCCTGGCCAATCCCTATTTTTCCGGCACGGCCATGGATCAGTTGCGCAGTTGCGCGCAGGCGGCGCGCGTCAATTACACGATCGACCGCGGCGTCCTTTCGATATGGCCCGCGGACGGTCACCGAGAGGGCGACCCCATCCCCATGTCGCCGGATACCGGACTCATCGGCTATCCCGCCTTCACCAGCGGCGGCCTGATGTTGAAAACCCTCTACAACCCCCACCTCTGCGTCGGCAAGCGGGTGCACGTCACCAGCTCCCTCCAACCCGCCCAAGGCGAATGGATCATCACAAGCCTTGCCCACAAGCTGGAGGCGGAAGTCCCCGACGGCGTCTGGCAGTCGACGGTCATGTGCAAAAGGAATCTTGATGGCTGAGCAATACGGATACGCAGGCCTGGCGCAAGCCGGGCAGGGCGACAGCGAGTACGGTGCGCTGCAGTTCCTGATCAGCCAGGCCCTGCTGCGTCTGAACACGGCGACGCTGGTCAAGGTTGTCTCGGTGACCAATGCGGGCGGGCTGTCGCCGGTGGGTTTCGTGGACGTGCAGCCGCTCGTAAATCAACTCGATGGCGCCGGGAACGCCGTGCCGCATGGTGTGCTGTTTCGCCTTCCGTACTTCCGCCTTCAAGGCGGTGCGGACGCGATCATCCTGGACCCCAAAGCCGGGGACATCGGCATGGCGGCCTTTACGAACCGGGACATCTCCGGCGTGAAGGCCGCCAAGGCGCAGAGCAATCCCGGATCCTGGCGGTCGCACGACATGGCTGACGGCCTGTATTTCGGCGGACTGCTGAACGGCGCGCCGGCGCAATACGTGCAGTTCACGGCCGAGGGCATCAATGTGGTGTCGCCGACGAAGGTGACGGTCACGTCGCCGGACATCGAATTGAACGCCAGCTCGCAATGCGCGATCAACGCGCCACAGATCGTGCTGAACGGCTCGGTGCGGCAGGGAGCCGGATCCTTCGGCGGCACGTCGACCTGGCAGGGCGACATGAACACGCTTGGCACGCTGCGCAACAACGGCAAGGACGTGGGCAGCACCCACACCCATTCCGGCGTGCAAGGCGGGTCATCCAACACGGGAGCGCCCAATTGAACACACTACTGCTGGATCGGACCGCGTGGGACCTGGTGCTCGACGCGGCCGGCAACATCGCGATGGCCTCCGATCCCTACGCCGTGGCGCAGGACGTGGCCAGCGCCATCAAGCTATTCCGCGGCGAGCTCTACTACAACACGAATCCGGGCGTTCCGTACTGGGAGGAATTCCTGGGACACCGGCCTCCGTTGTCGCTGGTGCGCGAGCACGTCCGCCGCGCCGCGCTAACGGTGCCTGGCGTGGCCGATGCCGTCTGCACGCTCACGTCCTTCTCCGACCGGGCCCTGGCGGGCCACGTCGAAATCACCTTGCAAGACGGCACGACCCAAACCGTCAGCTTCTGAGGAAACCATGTCGAATATCTCTCACGTTCCGCGCGTGCAATTCACGCCGGAAGGACTGGTGCTGCCCAGCGAATCCGCGATCCTGGCCGGGGTTCAGTCGGACATGGACGCCGCTTTCGGCGGCGGACTGAACGACGCCCTGGAAACGCCGCAAGGGCAGTTGGCCTCCAGCACGACCGCCATCATCGGCGACAAGAACAACGAGTTCGCGGCGTATGTGAACCAGGTCGATCCGGCGTTTGCCGATGGCCGCATGCAGGATGCCATCGGGCGGATCTATTTTCTGGACCGCAAGCCCGGCTTGCCCACGGCCGTCATTGCGACGTGCACCGGCCTCACCGGCGTGACCATCCCGGTCGGCGCGCGCGCAGAAGCCCTGGATGGGCATCTGTACCTGTGCACGCAGGCGGGCACGATCCCGGCCAGCGGCCGCATCGACCTGCCGTTCGCCTGCTCGGTCGACGGGCCGGTGGATTGTGCGCCGGGCGCGTTGAACCGGATCTATCAGGCCATTCCCGGCTGGGATTCGATATCGAACGCCGACGCCGGGACGGTGGGCGCCCACGTGGAAAGCCGCGCGGAATTCGAAGCGCGCCGGCGTCAGTCGGTGGCGCTGAACGCCCGCGGCTCGGTTCCCGCGCTGTACGCCAACGTGGCGAACGTCGAGGGCGTCATCGATGCCTACGTCACCGAGAACACCCAGTCGACGCCGATATCGGTCGGCGGCGTGGTCTTGAAGCCGCACTCGATCTGGGTGGCGGTGGCGGGCGGCGAGGCGGCGGACATCTCCGATGCGATCTGGCGCAAGAAGAGCAACGGGGCGGACTACAACGGCAACACGTCCTACACGGTCGAAGACCGGGAGGGATATTCCTATCCCTATCCCTCGTATGTCGTGCAGTGGGAAACCCCGGCCGCTTTGCCCGTGCGCTTCGCGGTGCAGTTGGCGGACAACCCGGCGCTGCCGTCGGACATCGTTGCCCTGACCCGGCAGGCGATCATCAACGCCTTCAACGGGGTGGATGGAGGCCAGCGGGCGCGCATCGGCTCGACGCTCTACGCCAGCCGGTTCTACGCGTCGATCTCGCAGCTGAGCCCTTCCGTGTCGATCCTGTCGCTGCTGCTGGGCACATCGACGCCGACGGCGGCCAGCCTGACGGTGCCCATCGACCGCCGGCCCACCGTCACGGCGGACGACATTTCGGTGACGCTGGTATGACGGTCGATCCCAAGCCGGGGCTCGTCGCCCGCACCCTCATCAGCCAGTACGCCAACAGCCCGACGCTCGTTCAGTTGATCAACAACATGGACGACTACATCAACCCCGACGCGGATTTCGACGCGTTCTACGACTTCGTCTGGAACGTGGAGACGGCGCGGGGGTTTGGGCTGGACATCTGGGGCAGGATCGTCGACATCGGCCGCATGCTGACCGTGCCGGGGGACGTTTCCTACCTGGGTTTTGACGAGGCGATCAGCTGGCGGCCGTTCGACCAGGCGCCGTTCTACACCGGCGTTCAGGCCACCCAGACCTACCGCCTGGCCGACGACGCGTACCGCAAGCTCATCCTGGTCAAGGCGCTGGCCAATATCTCCGACTGCACCTCGGCCAGCCTGAACCGGCTGCTCTCCAACCTCTTTGCCGGCCGCGGGCGCTGCTATGTGTCGGACACGGGGAACATGGAGTTCCGCTACGTGTTCGAGTTCGCGCTCGAACCCTACGAACTCGCGATCCTGACCCAATCGGGCGCGATCCCCAAGCCGGCGGCCGTCTTGGCCAACGTGCTGCAGGTCGACCTTCCAACCACCTTCGGATTCCGCGAGGCGCTGATGCAGCCTTTCGGATCCGGCGCATTTTTCACATCTTCGGGGCTTATCCATGCAAGCTAGCAATGCACCCAGCAAGTCCGCCGTGCCGTTCGCGCAGAGCGGCACCAAGAACACCATTCCCGTCAACTCGCAGATCGGCGTGACGCCCGGCGCGGCATCGTTTACCGACGGATTTCCGCCGCTGACCATGACGCCGCTGGCGGCCGGAGGTGTGCCGCCTTATGGGGCGGATTTCAACGGGATCCTGAATTTTCTGAGCGCCGCGACGCGATGGGGTCAGGCGGGCGCCGGCTATTCCTATGACGCGTCCTTCAGCGCGGGCGCAGGCGGATACCCCAAGGGCGCAGTCCTGCTGAACGCCGCCCAGGACGGATTCTGGATCAATCTGGCTGACAACAACACCACCAATCCCGATGACGGGGGGGCGAATTGGACGCCAGCCTTCAATCAAGGAAGCGTGGCGATCCCCGCCTTGTCGAACGCAAATGTCACGCTGACGCCCGCGCAGTTCGCAAAGCCGATCGTCGCGCTGTCCGGCACCCTGACCGGCAATGTCCAGGTGATCTTCCCCGCCAACAGACAGCGTTGGCTGGTGGTCAACAACGCCTCGGGCGCATTCAGCGTCACGTGCAAGACCGCAGCGGGGAGCGGCGTGGTGGTTCCCAACGGAAACTCGGCGCTGATTTTTGGCGACGGAACCGCCATCCTGATGGTGACGGGAAACCAGGCCAGCGAGACGGTGCAGGGCACGTCGAAGATTGCGACCCAGGCTCAGACCAACGCCGGCACGGATGACGCGACCGTCGTCACGCCGAAAAAGCTGCGCTTCGGCGTATCGATGTCGCTGGGCGTGAACGGCTATCTGGCGCTTCCATCCTGGCTGGGCGGCGTGATCTTCCAGTGGGGAAGGAGCACGGTCGTCATGAATACGACGTCGGGTAATTACTACACGGGTGGCGTCACCATCACGCTTCCCATTCCGTTTCCGAATCAGATCTACGGTGTTTTTCCTTCGATCCAGAACACCCCCAACGCGATGGATTCCATCAGTGTCTCCGGCATGGTGAACGGGTCGATTTCGTTCGTCGGCTGCACGTCCAATGAGTCCCAGCAGTCGCCGACTTGCTACTACTTTGCGATCGGGAATTGACGCACGGGTAGGAGTAAGACCCGCTGAAATTGTCGCTTCAAAGGAAATCTCATGGCTCGCGAACCTCCGCCGGACGCCTTCATCAAGTCGCTGCGCGACCGGGTTGTGCAGATGGAGCAGGAAATGGCCCAGAACGCCGAAGCCACGGCCCGCAATACCGCCTCGATCGAGACCATCCGGCAGAACACGCAGGACATCGTCGACACGTTTCAGGCGCTGGCTGGCGGATTCAAGGTGCTGCAGGGACTGGGCAAGGTGGCGAGGCCGCTGGCCT